GCACGCTATCTATGGCGTGCACCAGTAGGTTGCCATTGTGGCTTCGCAGTTGGTAAGCCCTTCGTGGAGCTTGCCACTCAAACACCCCCTGATGTCAACATGGCAGGAGACGGGAGCGCGGTGTTTGTGGAAAGCCCACTAAAGGGGTCCTTCGGCGACTGATCATTGGCTAATAGACGGCGCTACGGCGTGTGCACGGCGTGCTGGTTCCTCAGCAATAAGTGCCATTCGCTACCCAACAATAACTACACACAAATATGGTTAAAAACAACAAAGACAAGAAAAATACGAAGGGCAACGGCGATAAGCAGGTACCCACAACAACGTCCCGTGATTTCACGAAGGTCTGTGATGAGATACGCAAAACATTGCGTGTCTACTCCAGCCAACCCTTATGCTTGGGCGGCGTAAGAGGCCCTTGGGATTGTGCCGAGAAGTTAAAACTCATAGAGAGTCATCACTTCTTCGTAGACGGCCACGATCCCAGCAGTCTTGATCCAGTAGAACTTCCACCGCGGTGCCATGTGCACGGGCCGGTGAAACCGAAGTATCTGGAAACATTGGTTGCGACATCAAAATGTCGGACTGATGGTAAGACTGCAACCGTACTTGATCACAACTTAAGCACGGACCTTGATCGTTATCTCATCAATGACATCAAGCGTTCTTTTGAAAGGAGACCACCCCTCCGAGTGCTGTTGGAGTACGGTGCTGGTGACTTGTCACACCAGCGAGACATGCTAACGAAGTTCAACCGATCGGCCATTTGGCTGTTTGGAGTGAGCAGAGAACAAGTAATGTCGCCATCCTTCCCTGGAGGGATTTTGGCCTGTCTGGAGATCTTTCTTCCAGGCCACTTGGTCGCAGTGGGGTTGAGGAACCTACTGCCCAAAAACGGAGTCACGCTCATTAGTCAAATCGGAGGTACACACGATGACAATGATGCAGATTTCGGGGCCATATATTTGTTCAACCGCAAATGTGCGGAACAATTAGCTGCTTCTCTTTGTGTAGAGGATGGGGCAGCGCAACAGGGGCCATTGCCCATTCCACCGGCTGATGAGCCGGAGGAGGTCATGGTCCCACCGGGTGAGGAGTTGCCCGGGTTGGTTGACGACGAGGATGTGGAGTTGGGTCGGCCCCATTTGCCGGCCGATCCAGCTCCACCTAGGGTCTACAGACCATTTGTGCTTGATGAGGGAATTCACCCAGAGGTCGATTTCGACTTCGATGGGGGGGAGATCCTTGACATGCCCTGGTGGATTGCAGGCCGTTACTTGCAACAACGTGGTCTGGACTTTGAGCGCTGGTTTTACCGCCGGTTCTCAAATTTCGGGATCGCTGTTGAGCGAAAGTTCTACCGGCTGTTTCGCTGTTGCGCGACGGCCAACTTTGACCTACCGAATGTCCCCCAGGACACGCCCGGCTTGGTCAACTCACAAATAGTCCCATTCGAGATACACGAGTGGGCAGCTAAACGTGAGTCGCTGCGAGGAATATTCCTAATGATTGTCACGATGGTGTTGTGGTTTTCATTCGACGCCAATGGCCAGATTGTAAGTCTGGTCGCTATGGCGAGTGAGGCGGCCAGTGTGCGGGTCATGCAGCTCTTAATGTGCATTCATGTGATCATGATGGTGCACATGATGTTCCGCATCACCAGGCGCATATTAGCCGTACAAATCGTTTGGAAGCCGCATCACGTTGTCCTTAGAGACGTGAAGGATGTTCGCTTCGCTACCATGAAACGCGTTGAGCTGGAATACTCTGACACTCTTTATGAGTATCGCAGGTGTTACAGGTTCAACTTCTTGGGAAAACACGATTTCCACAACATTGTCGCTTGGTTCTACGGTCGACCACACCGACTAGTCGCCAGTATTGATAGGATCGCACATGGGTTTGACGGGCGAACGTCAGACTCTAATTCTACAACTGCGCGGCAGATAGCGGTACAACGTAACGCGGGGTCTGACGCGTTTGAAGCTGACCCAGGCATTTATGCCAAGGACGGCATCTTCATGAACACAACCACTCTGTCGCTCATGCATTGGGGTTGGATCAAGGCTGGTCAACCAGACACTTTAAACTAGCCACGCCGGCCGCGGTTGTAAAATACGGGTATAGGCAGTCCGACTTCAAGGTCACTGCCCCAGAGACTAAGCCCGGGATTAAGGTTAAACTTACCCAGGCCTTTGGGGCGGAACGAAGACCGGTAGCCGAGAGCCTGGGTTGTCACGAGTTAGGATTTAGCCTGCCAAAGGCTGACCTATACGACCCGGCAACTGCCGTAGTGGGGTGCCTGACCAGGGCCTCACTGTACCACCACTTTGACCCGCAATTGCGGGTTGAGTTCAGCAACTTCGTGAAAGACACATTTCCGAAGATTGCAAAGATGTTTAACTGCTACGTCCCACGCGACTATGACATGAGTCGCGAATACTGGCTCGATAATAGCAGTTACTCTGAGTCTCGCAAACAGGAGCTCAGAGATGTGCCGGTGTGGCTAGATCTAGGTCACGACACCTGCGACGGGTTCATCAAGGATGAAACTTACGTCGCGATCAAAACTGCACGTAACATTTTTGCAAGACGTGATGGCTGGAAGGTGCGATTCGGCCCCGTCTTCAAGGCTCTAGAGACCTACTTCCTAAAACGACTACCATGTTTCGTTAAAGCAATCCCGCTGTCCGAGCGAGGCAAGCTTATCGTAGACAGACTATGCGTCGCGGGAATGATGTTTCTGGAGACGGACTACTCCAAGTTTGAATCGACATTTGATGAATTCTTTCTTGAACTGGAGTTGTTCTGCTGGATGGAGCTGCTAAAGGAGCACCCAATCCGGTTTGAGTTCGAGCGCGATTTTCGCGCCATAATAGCCAGCCCTAACACGGTGCGTTACAAATATGCACTAGTGCGTGGCTTAACCGCCCGAATGTCCGGAGAGATGAATACAAGCAT